TCACTTGCGGCGACTAGGAGCGCTATCTCGGACGCCATCGCACGGAAGGCCCAGGCGACCGCTGTGTTTCTTGCTGCGCAGGCTGAGCAGCAGAAGGCTCAGACAGCTGTGTTTCTGGCCGAAAAAGAGGCTATTGCTGCTCGCGGCACTGCTGTGCAAACCCAGATGTCGCTGCAACTCGCTGAGGCGCGGATGCTCGAAACCCGAGCAACGAACGCTGTCGCTGCTGCGCAAGCGACGGTTAGCCGGGCCTCTCTTGGAGTCATGGGCGTGCTCGGTGGCCCTGCGGGTATCGCCGCCCTGGCCATTGGTGCGGCAACAGCTTTCCTCACGCTGCGGGACAATACGAGTGTCCTTGAGCAGAAGCTTGGCGATCTCAACGATCCAATAGATAAGCTGGTTGAGCGCTTCAACAAGCTGAACCGGGCCACCCAATCAGTCACACTTCGCGAGCTCAAGGCCTCGATTGAGGACGCCGAAAGCGAGCTGACGACTGCCGCCGGGTCCATTGCGTTCGAGTTCCAGAGCAGCCTAACTAATGCCGGGCTGGCTGGCGCTGCTGGATTCATGGGAGGAATCGCGCCTCTTCCTGCCGAGTTCCAAGCAGCAATGGAAATCGTGAAGAAGGCATCAGCTGATCAGGCTGATGGTATGGCTGTTGACTGGAAGGAGGTAGCTGATCGAATCAGGGAGGTGCCAGGTGTCACCTCTGAAATGGCTGATGCGCTTGAGGAAAGTGGTGGGGCAGCAACTGAGAAGGCTGAGGTAATCAACCGGCTCAAGGAGGCCATGGCTGAGCTGACGGGTGAAACTGACGCCAATACGAAAGCAGAAAGGCAGAACGCGGCGGCCAGGGCGACCGCCGCCCAAGAAACCCAGAAGTACCTTGATCAACAGCTTAAACAGCTAGCCTCAGCACAGGACAAGACCAACACCGATGCTGCCAAGCGCTACATCGCTGAAAGAACCGACCTTACGGAAGGTGAAAAGGCTGCGATCCTTTCAGTTGCGGCGGCACGAGATGCCCAGAAGAGAGCCGACGACGACGCCACCAACGCGCGCCGAAAGGGATCGTCTGAGGCAGAGCAGTCCGCCAAGAAACGGCTGAAGGAATTCGAGTCCGCCGAGGAAGGCTACAAGCGGCAAATTCAGCTGATCAACACCACCGGCGACAAGCAGAAAGACGCCACAGAGGTAGCGAAGCTGTCCTTCGAGCTGCAGGAAGGCAAACTGGGCAACCTGTCTCAGGCCCAGCAGAAGCACTTGCTCGGTTTGGCCGCCGAGCTGGACTCCCTGAACAAAATCAAGAAGGCCAATGAGGACGCCCTGAAGCTCAGCGCGTTCAAGGCGGCCCAGGCCACGGGCACTCAAACCGCGATCAATGGCTACGACCAAGAGCTCGCTGGCATTGGTCGAGGAGACAAGGCCCGCGATCGAATGCGGGCTGACCTCGCGTTGCGTCAGAAGTACGTTGAAGATCTCAATGAGCTGAACGAGCAGCGCAACACCGGGCAGATCAGCCCGGAGCTGTACCAGCAGGAAACGCAGGTGCTCACCGACGAACTCAACAAGCGTCTGGCGGCCCAGCAGAACTACTTCCAGCGGGTCGATGAAGCTCAGTCGAGCTGGTCGAATGGTGCTACGGCAGCTCTGGAAAACTACCTCGACAGTGCCGCCGATGTCGCTGGCCAGACGCAGGATCTATTCACAAATGCTTTCAACAACTTGGAAGACGGAGTTGTCCAGTTCATCAAGACCGGGAAGGCGTCATTCAAGGATTTTGCAGACGCGATCATCGAGGACCTGATCCGCATCCAGGTGCGCCAAGCCGCTGCAGGGTTCTTAGGTACCGCCTTCAGCTTCCTCAGTGGGGGCAGTGCGGCACTTGGCCAAGGTACCATGACCGGATTCAGTGAGGTCATTCCCAATGCCAAGGGTGGCGTGTACGACTCGCCGAGCCTCTCTGCCTTCTCCGGTGGCGTATACGACAGCCCACAGATGTTCGCCTTCGCCAAGGGGGCGGGTATTTTTGCCGAGGCCGGGCCTGAAGCAATTCTGCCGCTTCATCGGGGGCCGGATGGTTCGCTTGGGGTCATGGCCGCCGGGGCTGGAGGTGGTGGCGGGGAGTCGTCGATCACCTTCGGCGGAGTCACCCAACACATCCAGGTTGGCGGGCAAGCCAATGCCGCCACCATCGCCGATGTTCGGCGAGCTGCTGAGCAGGGCGCGCGGGATGGCTACGAGCTGATGCTGCGAGACTTCAAGACCAACGGCGCCGGGCGGCAGATGCTGCAGCGGCGGTAACTATGCTTGGCCCAAGGCTGAAGCATCAGGAATCATTATGTTCGGCGGGCCTTGGCTCGATCGGGCGCGCATTGTGTTGCGTCATCGGGACGCGAAGTGAAGCGGCAAGGCCGCGGGAGAGTGCGTAGTGAGTGAAGCAAAACGAATTGAGGAGCTGGAAAAAGGCCTGGACCAGGCGCTCACAGCATTGGTAAGTTTTGAGGCTCGCCTCTGTAGCGAAGCGAGCCAACGGATTGCTGCCGATGCCTCGCTGGCAGCGCGAGTCGACAGCATGCAGGCATTGATTAAACGTTCTGGGTGAGATGCTTCGCCGCTACCAGAGCCAGGCTGGTCAGCTCTTGAAGGGAAAACTGCTCTACAGGCTTGCCTTCGAGTTTTACTTGCACAATCACAGCACAGTTATCCTCGTCAGATAGGTGAATCTGAGCTGTGATCGGCGTGAGGTGACGGTTGATTTGCAGGTTGTTGATTTTCAGTGCCATGTTCCTACCTTTTTACAATGCCCCAGTCCATGGGCTTTCCGGCAACGGACCAGGGCGGTTCATTGGAGGTGCAAAGCTACTATGGCGAAATACTGGCGCGGTACTGGTGTTCCATCCACGCTGGATGGGTGGACAGGTCGCATGTCATGGCAAAGCAAAAATAAGCGAGAAAAATTCCACTTCAACCAAGCTGCTCTAGTGCGATTCAAGGCCATATTGAGCCCCTAATCTCGGCCTGGATCGGAGTGTTATCCGGCAGCGTTCGGTCACCTCGAAATCAAGGCGCTTCACTTTTCAGGTGAAGCGCCTTTTTTTCGGCCGGAGAATGGGTGGGCGGTGATTTTTCATGGAGTTAACCAATGGCAGAAGAATGGCCCGAGGACTTGGAGCCCACTGAGGTCACCTGGGGCGTCGTCTATAACAATCGGGGGTTCACTTCCTCGCTGTCGAATGCCCAGCAGATCGCGGCTCAGCCAGGCGCCTACTGGAAATGCACCATGACCTTTGGTGTTCTGTACGACGAAGACGAGCGCGAACTGACATCGCTGCTGGGTCGACTGCAGGGCATGTTCGGCACGGTGAACATTCCATATCTGACCCGGGTGCGTACAGACAACATCGGCGCACCGACCGTGGCTGTTGCCAACGCTCAGTCAAGCGTCATGCAGTTGCAGGGCATGCTGGCCAGTCGACCGGTGTTCAGCCGGGGCGATCTCATCACCATCAAGGGTGAAATGTTCGAAGTCGTCGAGCGGGCCACGTCTGACGCCACCGGCAAGGCCCTAGTCTCGGTGAACAAGCGCATCCGCAAGGTGATCCCGGCCGGCAGTGTGGTCGAGTACAGAAACCCCTATTGCGAGATGCGGCGCATGGACGACAGCAATGAATGGACCACCCAGCCGGTGGTCTCGAACTCGACCCTGCAATTTCGAGAGGCATTCTGATGGCTGGCGTTTTTCCATTTAGCCAGACAGTCGTCGACATCATCGCCCAGGGCAACTTCATGGCGGTCTACGCCTGCCAGCTGGATTTTCCCGACGGCATGGTCTTTGCGCACACCGGGACCGGTGACCTGGTGATCGACGGCATCACTTACCAAGGTGTTGGCAGCTTCGGGTCGGTTGGCCAGTCGCAGGAGAGCAGCAACTCGGGCTCGCCTATGTCCGTGGAGCTGACCCTCAACGGCCTGGACACCCATATCATCACCGAGACCTCGCTCAAGGGCTGCCGGGGGCGCAACGGCAAGCTCATGTTCGTGGTGTTCGACCAGGCCGGTACCTATGCCGCCGACATCCTGTTCAGCGGGCGCATGGATGCCGCCAAGTTCTCCTACGCGGGCAACGGCGAGGAGGGCAACAGCATCACTGTCCCGCTCATCGATCGTATGGCCGAGTGGAACAGGACCGGTACCGAGCGCTGGACCGATGAGAACCACCGGGCGCGCCGACAGGACGACCGCTTCTTCTTCGCCATCGCGCAGATCGCCGACTGGCCTATCTACTGGGGCGCCTCCAAGGATGCTCCGAAGTTCACCTACGAGACATAGCCATGCGAAAGCGCGATTGGACGACACAGCTTGCCAACACGATCAAGGCCGCCACCGAGCGGCCTTTTTCATGGGGCGAATTTGACTGCTGCCTGTTCGCCGCCGACTGCGCCCTGGCGGTGTGCGATGTCGATCCTGCCGAGGCCTACCGAGGCGGCTACACGTCCGAGGCTGGCGCCAAACGCCTGCTGAAGAAGCTGCACGGCTCGTTGGAGGGGGCTTGGGATGCCTGCTTTGCCCGGATTCAGCCGGGCCTGATTCAGCGGGGTGACATTGCCCTGTACGACGGCCCCAATGGGCGTGGCGTGGCGGTGTTCTGGGCGGATGAGTTCTGGTCAGTGTCCCCGGACGGTGTCGGGAGGATCGAGTGTGAGCCGTTGACGGTGTGGAGAGTTGAATGAGTTCAGCAGTCAAAAAGGTTGCCCAGGTCGCCATCGGCGCAGCCATCGGCTTTATCCAGGGCGGCCCATGGGGGGCGGTCGCTGGCGCGGCGATGGCGTTCTATGTCGCCTCCCAGCAGGACAAGCTCGACACCGGTTCGCTGCGTTCGGGTGAACCCTCCAGCCAGACCCTGCGCTCGTCCAAGGCCGCTGCCCGGTACGTGCTGGGCCGTGTCAGCACCGGCGGTGTTCTGGCCTGGGGGCAGGAGCAGGCGGGCGACCAAACCGACGGCGAATGGCTGCACATGGTCTATGTGTTGTCGGAGGGGGAGATCGATGCTCTGGAGCAGATCTTCCTGGGCGAGGAAGTCGTCCAGGCCTATGGCGAGCACGCCAGCTACGAGCTGGTCACCAATCCGACTCAGGTGAATGCCTTCCTCAAGGCCAATAGCCCGGATTGGCGCGACACCCAGATCGGCCGTGGGCTGTCCTTCGTGCGGCTCTCGTTCAGGTACAGTGCCGAGAAGTACCCCTCCGGTATCCCGGATGTGCGCTTCGTGCTGCGCGGGCGCCGTGACATCTACGACCCACGGACCCGCACTACCGGTTACAGCGAAAACACCGCGCTGCATATCCTCTGGTTCCTGCGCAATCGTTGCGGTGTGCCAGATGATGAAATCGTATTTTCCAGTTTCGCCAACAGCGCGAGCGTGTGCGACGAGATGCTGGCCAACACCGACGGCAGCACCTCGGCGCGGTACCGTTCGGGCTGCGTCATCGGCGCCGACGAGTCGCGCACCCAGGTGATGCAGAAGCTCGAGGCAGCGTGTGGCGGCAAGCTGATCCGCGTTGGCGGCCGTTGGATGCTGCAGGTGGGCGCCTACTACGGCCCATATGACTTCGAGATCACTGAAGACATGGTGGTCGGCACCGTCACCGGGAGCACCGAGCCGACCAACGACTCAGCGATCAACACCGTGCGCGGTACCTTTGTGGACCCTTCGCAGGCCTGGGCCGAGACGGACTATCCCGAGGTCTCGGTCAGCCAGTGGGTGGTGGCCGACGGCGGCGAGGCGGCAGAGACCCTGTCCTTCTCCTACGTCAGCAACCCCTACCAAGCCCAGCGCCTGGCCAACATCGAACTGCGCCGGCGCCGTGCAGGCGGCACTTTGTCGATCCCCATGAACTTCATGGGCTACAACTGCCGACCAGGCCGCTCGGTGAAGGTCAACTTGCCGTCGCTGAACATCGTCGGCGAATTCGTCGTCACCGATTGGTCGATGAGCCCCGACAGCGGCTGCAACGTGTCGGTGGCGCAGAACGAGCCGGCGATCTTCGATGACGCCGTGGGTCAGGTACTCGCCTTGGGTGACCT